CGATTCGACCAGTGAGGATTTAAAGCAGCAGAAATATCCTGAAGGAATCTTGTACCCGAACTTGTATTTCTGTCTTTCCATGTTTTTTGTCTTTTACTTATAAAGTCTTTAAGACCAAGAATGTATTGACCACTCCTACCTGAAAGAGGAAGACTAGGAGGAGATGCGTTATACATATCTCCCTTTGGATCTCCGTTAAAATCGACGGCTGATCGGTTTCCAAGACTACTGGGTTTTGGAGAAGTACCACTGGATACTGTAGGTCTTTTTGAGAAACTTTTCATTGAGAAGATTTGTTCTGCAAGTGTGGCAAATGAAGCCTTTGGAGTGGATTTCTTACCTGCTGTTCCAGTCAACTGAGAACCAGTCGCACCCGTAGTATATGTAGGTCTACGGGGAGGGACACTAGAAGATTCGTTTAATCCTTTGTATCTATCTGGGATTGCTGCATAAGAATAAGATGCAGCACTATCCCTTCTCACTAGGATTTGTGAAAACGGACCGGATCTTCCGGTATTTCCTGGATATTCAGCACCTCTTCTTCGAGCAGCAAGATATTCAGGCTCATGGCCTTGGAATATATGGTCTCCAGGTTTAGGTGTATTTGTCCATAATATTCCGCTATTTGTTGATTGCGATTCTACTATTCTTTTCTTTGCCATGATTTATCCTCTAGCCCAAGGCGATTGTTTGTAGAGTTTCTCGTCTGTAATGCCACTGAATCCTGCCTTCATTAGAGTCTCTTGGATCTCCATGAACTCAGGGTAATGCTCTTCGTAGTCAGGGTTTCTAGGGTTTTTAATGGCCCCGATCTTCGCAATCTTCCTACCCCTTGCAGCCAATGCTGCGTAGTCTGGCTCGAAGTTGCTTCCACTTGCACCGCTTGGAGTTGCTTCGTCTGACATATTCTCTCCCATTCTCACCATGAAATCCATTATCTCCGGATGGTGTCCCATACCTGTGGCAGTAAACACCTTATTCAGTTCTGGGTTCTTCTGTACTATATTGTTGTATGCCCTTTCTGCAAGGGCTGATTTTGAATCGAAGTCAGGGCCGTAACGATCTCTGGCTGTCTTCTTCCAGGAATCTACTGTCTCCTGCTGAAGTTTGTCTGCTGATTCAGCCCTCTCCCTTTCAAGATTCGCTAAAGGAGAGACCATTTCATTCCACTGTTCGGTCGTTAAACCACGGTCCAGAGCAGACTTTCTCATACTCTTTAGTGTGCCAGAGAACTCCTCGCTGGTGTTTTCTGGTATTCGGTATCCGTCCTCCCCTGAAGGGGCACCTAGACTTTGGTAGAATCCAGACCACTCTTCACTCCCAGCATCCCCTTGAGGGACTCTAGTAGTCTCCCCCATCTTCTTACTCAGGTTGTGATAGGACTTAGCCAGATCCTCTACAGAATCAAACTTGCTGATTAGAGAATCCCTACCGTCCATATCAATGGGAAGGTTTTCATTGAGATCGCTCATTTGGAATCCTCTTCTCTCATTCTTTTGCCCTGCCTTATGAGGGCTATTATTTTATAATAGGCAGATCTAGATCCCTGCCTTTTAGCAAAAGCAATCGGGTCTATTGGGATTCGTTCTATACGACCCGCTGCCTCTAAATCCTTATTCATCTTTTCTTCTGGCTCTAGAGTTTCTTCTACATGAAGAACTTTTCGTAGATAGTCTAGAACCCGTTGCCCTTTCTCTGTTTTAAAAATCTCTTCTGTTTCAATTAGGAAAATCTTATCTTCCTTATTAAACATTAGATTCCTTCTGGCTCAGGTGGAGGTGCCTGTTGGACAGGGGCTTGCTGTGGTGCCATCTGTGCCATTTGCTGCATCTGTTCCATTTGCTGTTGCATCATTTGCTGCTCTGCCCTTGCGTTCCTGATTGCAGATACCTCTTCCTGACTCCTGATTATTTGGGCAGGAATGTCACTGTGCATAGCATCATAGTTGGCGACAGCACTGGAGTTGATGTCATCCAGGTAAACCTGATCCTGCGTTACTTCATACATACCTAAACGACGCTCCATAAACGCTTGCACACGATTGACTCCGCTTTGCCTTTGAGCAGTAAAGAAAGGTGATTGATACACAATCTCAAATTCTGCATCGGGAGCCATTTGTTGTAACAAGTCGAGTTCTGGTAATGCACCACCACGATGCATTAGATCAATGATTGATTGAATCAACGGGTCAAGGAATTCGTAGTTCACTGTATCTGCCGAAGCACTCAGTCTTGCAAGTGCCCTGCTCTGTCTCTGTCTGCTTTCCTCTGCTGATCTAGGTTGAGTATCTGGATCATTAAGTATGTCACCAAGGAATGCTTTTTGAATTTGCTCTCTGTCTTGTCGAGCGATTAGGTCTGCTACTGCGTAGTTAGTATCTGACTTCAAGTATTGTGGACTCATTTTAACTGCTGGTCTTGTCACCATTAGGCCGTTAGGAGTTATATCCAATTCGACTACAGTGTCATGCTCTACCATGAGTGGGGGATTAAGATCCTTGCCAGCAGCAATTAGGATCTGTCTACGCAGTTCATTGATCCCCATTGCGTCTGCTCTTGCTAGGTGTCCCCTCCCCCTGCCATACTCTTCACCGTCTACTGTCATCCACCTTGCAACGATATAGGGGCAGGTATCATACCCTCCCTCTCGAATGATCATTGCATTTGAAGATCCACTACTACCAACAATGCCAGAAGCGTTACTCACTCCTGACATATAGATACTTGTAAATTTCCTGTTGTCAGATGATATGACTCCATTGGGAATGAAGTTCTCATTTTCAAAGCAATAGTGCAGGAATGAAACCTCTCCCATCATATCACCCGATGCCAACTTCTGTTCAACATCCTGACCAGCAGCACCCTGGAAAAACCGGAATGCATCTATGGCAGTCATTGTGATTTGACGAACCAGGAAGTCTGGCCTACCAGTGTTACCTATCTGCCACCACATATCTGCAATGGGGATAGATTCAAAGATTAAACCACCAAAGGTTTCATTCTTAGTACCTAGTTGTGGAGTGAGTTCCCTTACATGGATCGTTGCATTTCCAAGGACTGAAAAGTCTCTGAGGAATCCAGAACTCTCCTTATAGAAGTTGCTGTCCGCTAACGCTCCAAGGATTCGTTCACTTACGAAATCTAATACTTGTCTAACTTCTAGTATGTCTGCGAATGGAGGCTTTGCTCTAAGTCTTACCCAGTCGTTTCCAGAGGGTATGATTGCACCCTTGATGAAGTTGACAAAGGAATCGGCTGCATTCATGGCAGTCGTATCAAAGACTCCACGAATCCTTCTAGATCCAGCAGTGCTTTTCGTTGTGATGTCACCACGGAATGGCATCATAAGATCTGAAATATCCTGCCACGCTCGTTCGTAAGGAACTCTTCTACGCTTCAGGTATTCAAATCTTTTAACTAATTCTTGTGTCTCTGGTAGGTGTGGCATTATCTACGATTCCTATTTTTAAGGGCTTCCTGGTATTCCTCTACAGCCCTTTGTCTGCGAGTTCTACTACGTCTTCCAGGTCTTGGGTTAGCCGGAGAAGGCCACGTGTATCCTGCCTTGATTGAGACAGTTCCCCCTCCGTGTCTTGGTCTTGTCATTGTTGTACCTGGACGACTGGTTCTACTTGTTCCGGGGGTGAGTCTGGAAACGGCCTCAAGAGTCCTCTGATCCCTCAAGGATTCTCTTGCTGTTCTTCTCAGAGTGGGTATCTCTCTCATTAACTCCGTCATTCCTATTGCCTCATCTTTGAATAAATCTGCCAACTCCTCCGTTCTTCCTATCGTATCCCCGACCCTCCTTTGCTGTCTAAAGGTGATACGACCCGCACCTCCAAAATCACCCGGCTGGCTGAGTGGTCCTCCTGGAACATGGGGAACACGTTTCCCATCTGGGTAACGTAGACGACCAGGAGTTCCGGGTGGAGCCAAGGGCAGAGTCGTATGGGGAAGGTCGCCCCTAACATCAATGAGTTCTTTTCCCTTATCAGTCCAGACTTTCGCTTCCTTTTTCCACTGTCTTTGCGATTCCTGTAGGCCTTTTTTATATTGTTTAGTTGCAGTTTGAATTTCTTTGCGTGTTGCTCCTTTCCTTGAAATCTCCTTTATAAAGAAGTCCTTGTTCATTCCCAATGGAGTCATACCCTCTAGAAACTCACCGTGTTTAGTTGTCTCTCTTCCAATCCTTTTATATGTCGCAATTGCTGCTGCTTGTAATCCTCCTGTTCCCCCTGCCACTTTTGCTGGGATTGCCGTGCTTTCCAAAAAATCTAAAAGAATCTTGGGAGGTGTAGCAGCGGATACAGCAGCGGCTCCTGTTGCCTTCAAAAACTCACGACGGCCAGGGTCCATCACTTTTGTCCAACCACCAATTCCACGGTTTGCTAAAGCCTGTCTTCCAGATCCAACAGCAGCCCTAGCACCAGAAACACCAAGACGAGCCAGTGCGGGAACTCCAGTAAGAGCAAACAAAGTCTCCTCTATGGATGTATCTTGCTTTAGTCCAGCATCGGGAATCCATGCACCACTATCCCAGTAGGCTTTTTCCTTGACAGCAAGATCAGCAAAGTAAGGCACTCCTGGATGTTGGGTCGAAAGATCTTTGAAGTGAGTTCTACTTCTATCCTGAATGTTTCTAGGGGTTCCTCGATTACGCTGATCAAATAGGGAAGGTTGGGGAGGGATTTTCCCTAGCCGATCTTCTCTTCGACGAGCAGCACCAATGGACGCTGTTGTTCTTCCCTGAGTAGCCCAATCCATTTTTTGTTATATTCCTTACGCTCGGCCTTAATCTGGGCATCTGTCTTTCGACCCTGACCTTCAAAAGACGCTAAGTATTTTGTGTTGAAGTCCCGTTGCCTATCCTGAATTTGCGATGTCCGAGATGTGGTGTGTCCTAGCCAAACTTTGTTCGTATCTTCTGGATCGTTTTTCACATCTGGGGGGGCATATATCTGCCTGAAAAGGGGCAGGAAGTCTGCCACATTCAAAGGTTTTTTTGAAGGGTCGATCCGATTTCCATATACGACTCTGGGCTTTTTGTTTCTATCAACCAAACCCTTCTTGTCTTTTCCTTCTACATATCTATCCCAGTTTTTCTGTACGGTAGCCGCTGCCCAACCTGCTTGTTGTCTGTACATAGTATTTAACCGAGGATCTTCTGAACCCTTCCCCGTATACTTTATCTCCAAAGCACCTACATCTAGGACTCCGTATTGCCGACCCCTTCTTCCACCTTCTGCATTTCTTACACCCGCCAAGATCGGAGCAAGGTCTCTTCTAAGGTCCGGTCTAATGTTATCCTCGACAGCGTGGACGAAAGCATAGGCTGCTGCATTGCCGTCCCTTTTCCGTATATACTCAATCGACTTATGGTAGGATCTTCGACCACCAGGAATTCGGAAAGCCCTGTCTCTTTTAATATCAGGAAGATCTTTCATCTTTTATCTTCCCAAAAAGACAGGAGGGGAACTAGACGCACCTGACATCCATGCACCGATTTCGAGTCCCTTATTCCGAAGATCCCAAATCTGTGACTCTTTTGTTCTCGTTACTCTAGATGCCTCTTTTCTTTCTAGCCCCTCCCTTTTCCTCGTTTTGAGCGTCGAATCGGCCCAAACAGCCGTTGCACCTCCCACCAATGCAAGTAACACCAAGTCCGAATTTGAGTTTTCCATTCTCGCAGACATAGCCGCTAGTTTTTCCGTTGTGGATTCCAGCGATCTAGTAGCAGCCTTGTAGGCTGCAACCGAACCCTCCAAGTTCCCTTTTCGCATAATCTCGTTAATGGAAGGCTCAAGGTTTTTTGGAATTCCTCCTCCCGCTTGTATGGGATTTGCCCCCGGTGGGGTTCTAACCATTGGGGGGGTATCGGGAGTCCTATTTCTTAATCTGAAAACTGATTTACGTCCTGCGAACTCATAGGCCTGGTTGGCGTGTTCCGAAAGTTTGTTCGTGGAAAAGGGAGGGGCTAGAAAGAAAAGAGGCATCTAGAGTAACGAGAACAAAAGAGTCACAGA